CAATTGAAGCAATGATGGAGGTGGTAGATGGTGGAAGCAATACAATTATATCAGCAGGTAATAACAAGTTATTCACTGGTCGCACAACACTTACACAACGTCTTGTCCGAAATGCAACAAATTCAGCAAACGCTACTTACACGATAACAGGTAACAACTGGCAGATGGCTGCAATGCCATATGGCGATGCTAACGACTTTCAGCCCCATGCGTACCTTGCACAAGACGGACACCCGATGTTGGTGTGGCACGAGTTACCAGTCTCTGGTGGTGACCCACACGACCACGATAGCGGTACATTTGGATTCCAACAAGTAGGCGATGTAGGTACACTTCCAGCGAACCACACAACTGGGTCGTTTAAACCCAATGCAGTGTTCTCTGGCTTTGGTCGTATCTGGGTGGGTAACATTGTAAATGACACACACACTGTGTACTTTAGCGATTTGTTGCGTGGTACTGATTTTACAACAGGTTCAGCTGGCTACTTAAATTTACAAGAAGTATTCCCTAACGGAGATAACATTGTCGCTATCTCAGGACATAATGGATTTTTAATTATCTTTGGTCGTAACAACATTGCTATCTATGCAAACCCAATCGACACTGGCGCATTAGTTCTTCAAGATATTATTTATAACGTAGGTTGTATTGCTCGTGATTCAGTTCAAAACATTGGCACAGACATCTTGTTCTTGTCTGATAGCGGTGTGCGTAGTCTTGCACGAGTGATTCAAGAGAAGTCACTCCCAATGAATGATTTGTCTAAGAATGTCCGTGATGACTTAATGACAAACGTATTTTCTGAGACTGACTTAGGCAAGGTTAAGAGTATTTACCATGACAGAGATGCTTTCTATCTACTGTCGCTACCTACAACGAAGTTTGTCTATTGCTTTGATACTCGTTCACGGATGCAAGATGGTTCTGCTCGTGTCACAATATGGGATAACTTAGAGCCAAAGGCTTTCTGCATTACGCAAGCTAAAGAACTGTTAATCGGTAAGCCTTCTTACATTGGTAAGTACTTTGGTCATTCGGATAATGGTGTGCCATATCGGTTACAATATTACACCAACTACTTTGACTTTGATGCCTCTACTAAACTAAAGATTCTGAAGAAGATTGGTTGGGTTTTAATTGGTGGTACAAACCAGTCAGTTGCAGTTAAGTGGGGTTTTGATTACACCGAAAACTATCAAGCAACTACATACTTCCTTGACACTGCTGTTGTGTATGAATACAACATCGGGGAATACAACATTGCAGAATATAGTTCTGGTATCGTCCTAGACCGTTTCTCAGTCAATGCTGGTGGTCAAGGAACAATTATGCAGTTAGGTTTAGAGGCAGACATCAACGGTAATCCTATGTCAATTCAAAAGATTGACGTTGCCGTTAAAGCAGGTAAAACAATCGTTTAAGGAATAAAGCATGGCAAATTATACAAAAGCAACTAACTTCGCTGCAAAGGATGGCTTACCTACAGGCAATGCTGGTAAGGTTGTTAAAGGCACAGAAATTGATACAGAGTTTACCTCTATCGCTTCTGCTATTGCATCGAAAGCAGATAGTAATAGTCCTACATTTACAGGTACTCCTGTAGCCCCTACTGCATCGTCCACTACAAACACAACACAAATCGCTACTACTGCATTTGTACAGTCGCTTGGTGGTCGTATTGTTCAAGCCGTAACCGCTACATTTACTGGTACGTTTTCATCTACAAGTACAAGTTTTGTAACTACTGGACATTCGGTTAATATTACACCTACTTCAGCGTCTAATAAAATATTGATTATTCAGTCTGGTAAATTATTTCAGACCGATGAATTTCAACCTAGCCAGAATTCGTTTTTAAGTATCTTTAGAGACACTACCAACCTTGCTGCCACTGGTGACGGAGAAGCGTTTGTAATGGTGAGTTCAGGATATGCTAACAGTATTTATGCTGGAGCAGCAACTTCGGTATTAGATAGTCCTAATACGGTGTCTCAAATTACATACAGCGTTAGAGTTAAGAAATCAGGTTCAAACGCTACTGCAGTATATGCTGGATACGCTACCATCACCGCTTTGGAGATTACACCATGATTAAAACATCTGATGCTATTAAGTCTTTATGTCCTACTGCTGAATGGGGCATGACAGATGAAGACTATAGTAAGTTAAACTGGTTTAGCACCGATATTCCTAAGCCAACTAAAGCTGAAGTAGACGCTGAGATTGCTCGTTTAGAGACACAAGAGCCACTTAATAACTGCAAAGCAGAAGCTAAGAAGCGTATTGCTGCTACAGATTGGTCTGTGTTGCCTGATGTTAGCATTAGTAATCGTGCTGAGTTTGAGGAGTATCGTGCTGAATTACGAGCATTGATTATTACTCCTGTTGCAAACCCAAGCTATCCTGTTGAGCCACAGCCAGTGTGGATATAAGTGGTTAAAGTACCAGTAGTAAATCGTAGAGACTATACGATGTACTTAGAATTTTACAGTAACATGCTTTGGTTTCATACAGATGTGTTTAAGTGGACACCAGAAGTAAAGAAAGAATACCTTAAAGATTTAGATTCATTACAGCATTTAGTAACAGTACCCTTAGTAGCACTAGTAGAAGAGACAGACAATAAGTTAGCTAAGTTTGGATTATCTACAGGATGGACTAAGTTTGATAAATTAACAGTTGATGATAAAAGATATGATGTATATACTAGGAGCAATAAATGGGTAAGATAGTTAGTACAATACTAGATCCTATTACAGGGGCTGGAGAGACCAGGAAAGCTGGCGCAGCTGCTGCAGAACAGCAACGACAAGCAGGATTAACTGCTGCCAATGCCTCTGCATTCCGTCCAGTAGGAATGACTACTCGGTTTGGTTCATCTCAGTTTACTCGTGAGATAGATCCAACTACTGGTATTCCTTACATCTCTTCTGCTGGTTATACAGCTGCTCCTGAATTAGTAGGACTACAGAACCAACTGTTTGGACAATTCCAACCTAGCTATCAACAAGCTCAGCAGATGGGTGCTCAGTACGCTCCTTTAGGAGGAGCTGCTCAGCAACTGTTTGGTCTAGGTCAACAATATCTATCTACTTCTCCAGAGCAAGCAGCACAAAATTACATGAGCCAACAACAAGGCTTGTTATCTAGTAGTCGGGGTGCTCAGTTATCTGGTATTCGTAATCGTTTGTTTGGTACTGGTCGTGGTGGTTTAGGTGTACAAACAGGTACTGGTTCTGCTCCAGCTAGTCCTGAAATGCAAGCCTACTACAATGCACTAGCACAGCAAGACTTACAGTTAGCTGCTCAAGCTGATCAAGCTGGTCAGCAGCGCATTTCATTTGGTGCTGGTTTGTTTGGTCAGGGTTCAAATTTATTAGGACAGCAAACAGCTGGTCAAGTAAGTGCTTATTCTCCTTTCCAGACTCAGCTTGGATTGTCTAATCAAATAGAACAATTATCTCAGCAGCCATACCAGTTAGGTATGCAGTTGGGTGCAGCTCAGATGCCAGGACAACAGACTGGTTCACAGCAGTACTATGGCGGTCAAGCACAAGGTGCTGCTACTCAGTTTGGTTCTGTTCAAGCTGCTAATCAGATGAACAATCAGTTCTTGCAATCAGCTATCGGTGCTGCTGCTGGTGGAGCAGGAGGAGCTGGAGGAGCTGGAGGTGGGATGTTTGGTTCTGTAGGTAATTTCTTTGGTAATCCAATGACAGCAATGCAGTATGGTACTAATATTGGCTCACAGCAGACTCGTATGTTAGCAGATCAGATGAGAGGGTTTTAAGATGGGACAACCAACAAACTTATTATTAGGCGGTCAAGCAGGACTCTTAGGTGCAGATCCAGAGTTGTATCGTCAACAATTAATTCAGCAAGAGCAAGCTCGTGTTGCAGCTATGCCAGCACAGAATCAACTAGCTGGTACACTCGGTGGATTACTTGGTCGTGGTCTATCTAATGTCGCACAAGATCGTGGCTTCTTTGAAGTTACTAATCCTGTATTGCAGAAGCTAACTAGCATTCAGAATGTATACAACAGAGCAATGCAAGACTCAGATCCTAATGATCCTATGTCTTTCTATAAGAACTTACAAACTGGATTCGCTAATGCTGGTCTAGGTCAACAAGCACTAATGGCTACGCAGGAACTAAGGAAAGTAGAAGAGCAAGGTCTTAAGACTGAAGCTGCTAAGACTGACCTCTATAAAAAGAATCCTGCACTGCTTGATACTCAGATTGCGAAAGCTCGTGATCTTGGTGATGATAAGCTTGCTAATCAGTTGGCTCAACAGCGTGGTCAGATTCAAGTACAAATTGATCTTGATCGTCAGAAAGAATTGGCTCAGCTTGGTTTGCTTGGTGCTCAGACAGAAGCTCAGAGAGCATTGGCTAAGAAGTACGCAACTGAGATTGAACAAGGTAAAATTAATGTTACCTCTATCTCTGATGGACTGGGTGGCGGTACTATTATCTATGCTGATAAGACTGGTAAAGAAGTTAACCGCATTGTTGTAACACCAGAGATAGTCAATAGAGGTGGTGCTAAGCCTGTAGATACTCCTAAAGGTGATCGTAAGCCGTTAGAAAGCTTTGGTACTACACCTCCTGCTGTAGTTGGTGCATCAGCTCAGCCTTCTATGACAGATAGAGTAATGTCCTCAGCTCAACAACTGTTGAACCTTCCTGGTGCTGCTGTGGGTGCGATGACTCCAGCAAACTACACTAGAGAAAATAGGGATGCTGCTATCTTAAGAATCAATCCTAACATAAACC